GACCGACCATGCCGCCATTTGAGAAAGAAAGTCCAGGTTGACAAGGCAACTCAGTATGGTGCAATATCTCTGAGCGAAGAGAAGCATCGAACAAAAACGCATCGATAATTGCATCAACCACGGAAATGGACCAAATTAATCGCATGCGCCCCTCCCGCATCTTCTTGCGAGTATGGAGCTCATGTTTGATGAAAACTCGGACAGGGTCCGCAGCTTCGGGACCATCTCTCAAATAGTCCCCAATTCGGGTCATAACCATGTCCACCACAGCTTCGACACCAACAGCTTCCAAAAGGTCGCCATTGGTGGGATAGGTGAGGCAGAGTGGGTAGCCTGGAGATGTTTTACGATCTATCTGGAGCACAGCCTTACGCACTTGATCAATAACCGGCTCTTTCGAGTAGGTCCATCGAGCAGGTGCATAAATACTTTCGCAAGTGGCATGTATTCCATTAAGATCGACAGGTGCACATTTCCGATTGATATGAACTGAGTGTCGCAAAAAAGACAAACGCTCGGCCGAAGACGTCGTGACAGGCGGGAAAAGATCCGTGTCGGCACCAGACATATCTGGCTCCGGCAGGAACTCCTCACACCTATCATCAAAATCATACGCCCGAGGGTTCGCCATAAGTGGCTTCAATCTGGGCATTTCTGCCCAGGCGGCCCGATCAAGGTCGGGCCAACTCAGTTTAAATGGCTTTGGTTCTCCTGTTTGTATTTCAACCACGTTTCCGCCAAAACTTTACGGCGCATCTCAGCCTTCTCTTGCGAGGGGCTCAACACCGCATTAGTCTCAATGGGAACGTGCTTGGAATCCAGAACCATTGCCTGGGTCGCGACAGGTCGAACTGAATCGACATCGCGATGACCAACAATCGGTACTTGCTCCTGCACAGTAGGACGGGCAACAACTGCCTCTTTGGTTTCAACCACCTCCGCGGATTTCTCCTTGCGTTCAGGAACGCTAGCGGGTTGTGGGACTGTGGGTACGGCAAGCCGGCCACTGTCATTAAAAACACGTCGTTTTCGAGCACGCTCATCTTCTACATCCGCCCAGTTAAGTGTAGGACGCTTACTGTGCTTGGAGATGAACGATTCCAATCTTTTCATCGCTGCCTCGGCTGCAACTTGGTCGCCATAGCCCTGATGAAAAGCTATGTCGTCAAGGAGAGTCTTCTCTTCCTTTCGGTAAGAATCCTCCTCCTCACGAGTCGCGGCAACGCGATAGGATTGTACTGACTTATCACCCCTGCGTTTATACTCGCCACCATCGTAGCTAGTAACTCCGCTAGAGTCAGGATAATCAGCCTCATACGGATCAACTTCGCGTTCATTGGAGAAATCCCAAGTCTCGTTCAAAACGAGTTTAGGAGGTTCTTCAACTTGCGACGAAATTGGACCGTACAAAATCGAAAATACATGATGAATATTGATACCAATGTTTGGCTCCTCGTCAGCCGGACTACGGCGCCGATGAATACCGATGACACGGTTGCCCAAAAGAATTGGGGCACCAGAGTGTCCTGCGATAGTCGACGACCAATGTCTGACCTCGAAAGCATTAACTTCGCATTTACCAGTAGACCGAGCTGGCGTACCATTATGATCGAAACCAAAAACGGAAACCATCGGGAGTTTGATAAGTGCGTCGTACATGTGAGTTCGGAATTTCGCTGGTTTGGCCGAAGCCACCCCAAGCGTACTCCATTGAACGGGAGACAACCTCATCACAGCGAAATCAACGGTAGGATCCATCAAAAGATCAGATCTTGCCATAGCTTCCAAAGTGACGTCAACATACTTACGGCCGGCCCCATAGACACGGATGCCTGAGCGACCAGCCAAATTATGTTGAACTGTGAATAAAACATCAGCAATCCGAAACCCAAAGCCAACAAACTCATCCGGCATCACTGACGTCTGAGACGGACCCGCACAAAGCGTGACCTGGC